GGCCGGCACTTCATAACGTTCGATGGCGCAAGGCAAGCGGTGGTGTTTTACTCTCAACAACTATACTGATGGCGACGAGGAGCGACTCCGAGGTCTTGATGTCAAGTATTTGTGCGTTGGTCGAGAAGTTGCTCCGACGACAGGTACGAGGCATCTACAGGGCTTCGTCAATTTTAGAACCTGCCAGCGATTTAACAAGGCTCGAGAGCTTATTGGGACAAGTGCACATCTTGAACTTGCCAAAGGAACTGATGTCCAGAATAAGGAATACTGTTGCAAGTCTGCTGATTTCTTTGAAGTGGTAAGTTGTTTCGTCGGCTCATTTGATGGGCTAGATTTAGCCGCGCTTCGCGCGGCTGTTACCAATTATTACATTCACCTGGAGTCGGCATGTACGAGGCCGGCCATAAAGGCCGGCCCGCGTCCCTTGTCGGTTCTCGGTTAGTCGGAGGGACTACTTTCATTATCATTGTTTCTTGTTTTCATTGTAGGGCTCGCCATGTGTACAGGGACAGCGAACTGACCTCGCGGCCGTGGCAGCCGCTTGTGCAGTACGAGGCAATAGCCTTGAAAAAGTCGCTCTTGAGCATCCGCAAGAGTTTATTAAGTACCACCGAGGGATACAACGCTATTATGAAATTGCAAACCCCATTCAGCATCGCGACTTCAAGACAAGGGTCCATGTCTTTGTCGGCCCGCCTGGCTCTGGCAAATCGAGACTGGCAAATGCGTGTGGAGAAGTCAATGGAGAAATCTACTACAAGCCCCGCGGCGAGTGGTGGGATGGATACCGAGATCAGTCAACTATTGTTGTCGATGATTTCTACGGATGGCTTAAGTACGATGAACTCTTAAAAATATGTGACCGTTATCCTTATAAAGTGCCTGTTAAAGGAGCGTATGTCGAATTCACTGCTCGTAATATATTTATTACTTCGAACGAGCCAATCGACAATTGGTATAAATTCAATGGTTATGACCCAGCTGCAATTAAGCGCAGAGTGAGTGTTTATATGTTTATTAATGGATTAGAACCTGTGTATTATATCGGACCAGATGATGAATGGTTATCTTTGAAAGTGAAAGCTGAATTCAAAATTGCATGTCAAAATGTTTTATTGGATCTTGACAATAATTAAACATTCTTTAATTGAAAATAATATGTTTTGGTGACATTCCATTTCCACACTTTGGTGATTCCGTCACCGGAATTAGCACCCATGTATATTCTCAATTTGCCTAAACAGGCATCAGTAATGCCGGCTGAGTTAATGGACATCCAGGGGGCCTTTTTCATGTTGCGGATAGAACTGGAAGTGCTCGATATGTCGCCATTGACACCCCAAACTGGATAACAGACTTTTGGGTAGACAACTCGGGTGATTTTGCTCCGGGGTCCATGACTCTTGACAGTTGGACCATTGGTTAGGGTATAGGTAGCATCTACAACCTGGGGGTCGTAGGTGATGGAACTGTAGACTTCGGGCTCAATGTAACTCCCTGCCACAGGTTGTTCGGCAAAGTTTCCACAGGGATAGATTTTAACAACACACTTGTTTATTCGCAAGTGGCTGTAAAGGTAGCCGATCTGGGTGTTATTGAAGGGAAGATCGTCGACACGAAGGCAGATATCCGTCGCAGAACTCTGCACTAGTAGATGAGATGACTGAAGCTCGGGTAACCATACGGAAGCTGTGAATGTTAACTTTGCGTCGGTTTGATCTCCTTCGGCTTCGCCGGGTTCGGCGGAAGGAGCGCTTCCGTCTGGGGGCGCGGCGTCGGCGGTTGAAGCGGATGCGGGCCATGTTGTCATAACAGGATGCTGCCACTCGAAAGCGGATGCGCTTCCTCACTAAAGACCAGCCTTTATATAGTTTGCCTAACATCCGCTTCCGCCGGAAGTGGGATGAAGTGGGATGAAGTGCCGGGTAATACTA